TGCTAAGTTCTGACTGTGCATGCCAGTCGGAGAACGGGCTGCTCGATGGGTCACTTGGAACCTGCGATGGATACTAAATCTGAACAAAAGATGTATCCATTGTTGTTGCCTATAACCAATTTAACGCCAATAGATAATACTTTGGAAAACTATCAAGCGGGAGTGTTACTACGCTTGTTAGTTCCAAAAACTGTTGGTGCCATGAAAGGTGAGTGGAACAGGATAATAAATGAATTAGATGTATTTGCATTTAAATTCACACCTGATCACCTGACATGGATAAAAGGCTTGAATAGTTATCAAAAATCTCAGTGCATTAGACATTTGCAAGCTATGATGGAAGGAACTAAATTGGATACACGAACTAAAGTGTTTCTAAAAATGGGAGAAACTTTGAATAAAGGTTATGGCCGTTTGATATTTAATGTAAATACCAAATATTTGCTTTTATTGGGCGATTTTATAGCTCAGTTTTCTAAAGCAATGGTCGAATCGTTGTTTCCTCATGTTCCTAAATTTACCATATCTAAGGATATAGCTTTTCACTACGTCAACTCATTTGATGATGCGAAATTAAATGAGTTTGTTAATTGTGCAATGAATTCATCTAGTGGGAAATTTGTTTTAGTTTTAGGTGATGATACCGCCATCATTGATAGAGACAATGGTGTGTTTATTGAAACAGATTATTCTGCATTTGATTCAACACAACGCAAAGGACAAGCTATGGAATTATTTCCCGCTTTGTTGAAGAAGATGGGATTTGTCCAGCAAATGGATGATTATAATGCAATGTATAATGAGAAGATATCGTGGAAACATAATAAGACTGGTGTTGACTTAGAGATGCCTAAGGGATATGACTATCCCAATAGTAAAATGTCGGGAGATTCAGCCACATCTCTTACTAATTCTCATGTTAACATCTATGCCACCAAGTTTGTATTAGAAGGGAAAACTACATACGAAAAACTTGGCTTGGTTACCAAAAGAAAGGAATCTAAAAAATTCAATATAGCTTTTCTCAAAGGCACTTGGTTATGGAGTGTTTTGGGAAATAAGTGGTATTGGGTAAGGTTGCCAAATTTTCTTTTGAAGTTTAAGTCTTTTACAGAACCAAAATCCATCTATGGTAAAACATGGATGGTAGAGCGTTGTGAACAACAATTGCTCTGGTCGCAATGGC